AAGCGTTTCAAGGTGCTTTAGGTTTAGTAGGAGTTGAGGGTAAGGCAGTTGAGGAGGCAATGCTTAAAGTACAGTCTGCAATGGCTCTTTCTCAAGGTCTTCAAGGGTTAATGGAGGCTAAAGACTCGTTTAAACAATTAGGAGCAGTTGCTTCAAATGCTTTAAAAGGAATTAGAACTGGTTTAGCTGCTACTGGAATCGGTTTATTTGTTGTTGCCTTAGGAACTATTGTAGCGTACTGGGATGATATAAAAGCTGCGGTAAGTGGTGTTTCCGAAGAACAAGAAAAGTTAAATCAACTTTCACACGCTAATTTTGAAACATCAAAAGCTGAATTAGAAAACTTAGATGCTCAAGATAATATTCTTAAACTACAAGGAAAAAGCGAACGTGAAATACTTAATTTAAAGATAGCCAAAGTAAACACGGCAATTGAGTTAGGAAAAATAGAACTACAAAACGTAATTAAAACAAGCAAGGCTGAAGAAGAAGCGGCTATAAAGAATTACAAACTAACAAAACAAATAGTAGACTTTATTTTAGATACTGCATTGTTTTTACCTAAGTTAATGTTAATGCCTATTGACATGGCTATTAAAGGTGCTAACAAAGTTTCAGAGGCGTTAGGGTTTGGTAAATTGATTGCATTCGACATGGGTAAAACTATGGAGGATATGCAAGACAAGTTTAGCGGTTTTATTGCAGGTTCTATATTTAATGTTGAGGAGGTAAAAGCAGAAGGAGAAAAAACACGAAAGGAACTACAAAAAGAACTTAAGACTTTAGAAAATCAAAAAGCAGGTTTTCAATTACAACTAAGAGATTTAGATAAGAAAAACGCTGAAACAGCAAAAAAGGAAGTTGAAAAAGTAAACCAAGAGGAGTTAGATTTTGCAAAGCGTAAAAATGATGAGGTTATAAAATTAGAAACAAAAAAACTTGAACAATTAAAAATATTAGGTGATTCACGTTTTGAAACATTAAAAGGAAGTATTAATGCAGAATTAGAAGCGGAACGCTTAGCAGCAGAAAAGAGATTACAAATATTAGAAGCGCAGGCAACTAAAGCGCAAGTTATAGATGAGCGGGCAAATTCTTTTAAAGTTAAATCAATTCAATCAGGATTAGAAACTATTGCAAGTTTAACAGAATTATTTGGTAAGAAAAACGAAAAAGCGGCACGCAGAGCATTTCAAATAAATAAAGCTGCTCAAATAGCAATGGCATTAATCTCAACTTATCAAAGTGCAACGGGTGCTTATGCTTCTCAATTTGTTCCGCCTGAGCCAACGTCTCCAATAAGAGGTGGTATTGCAGCAGGTTTAGCGGTTGCTTCAGGTTTAGTAAACGTAGCAAAAATAGCTTCTCAAAAATTTGAGGGCGGTGGTTCTGCAGGTGGTGGTTCTGCTCCAAGTTCTGCAGGTGGCGGTGGTGGAATGCAAGCCCCTAACTTTAATGTTATAGGAAGTTCAGGAGTTAATCAATTAGCGCAAATCCAACAGCAACCAACACGAGCGTATGTAGTAAGTGGAGACGTAGCAAACGGATTAAGTCTTGAAAGAAATAGGTTACAAAACGCAACATTATAACGTTTAAAAATTATGGATAAGAAAATAATCGAGTTAATCATAGACGAGAACGATTTACAAACAGGAATCCATGCGGTTAGTGTGGTTCATTCACCTGCAATAGAAGAAAACTTTATAGCCCTTTCAAAACACGAAATCGAACTAAAAGAAGTTGACGCAGAAAAAAAGATTTTAATGGGTGCTGCCTTAGTTCCTAACAAACAGATTTTAAGAGCAGATAAAGACGGAAAACCATATTACATATATTTCAGTGAGAATACTATTAAAAAGGCTTCTGAGTTGTTTTTAATGCGTTCTAATCAAAACAACGCTACGTATGAACACGAAACAAAATTAAGCGGTTTAAGTGTTGTAGAAAGTTGGATTATTGAAGACGAGAAACAAGACAAAAGCGCAAAGTATGGTTTTAGCTTACCTAAAGGAACTTGGATGATTTCAATGAAAGTAAACAACGAAGATGTTTGGAACGACGTTAAGGCAGGTAAGGTTAAAGGCTTTTCAATAGAAGGGTACTTTGCGGATAAGTACGAAATGAGCCAAGAAAAAGACGAACGAGAAGAAATTATTAATAAACTAAAAGAATTACTAAAATGAACAAGTTAAACAGCATATTTAAAAAAGTAGCGGAATTAGAAAAGAACGCTCAAGAAGTTAAGTTAGCAAAAGTTGAAGTTGAATTAGCTACAATATACGATGATTTAAAAGGAACGTTACAAGAAGCAAATATGCCATTTTTTAAAGCCTTAGAATTACGTGGTCAATCTTCTAAATTATGTAGGGAATCAATTACAAAAAATGAAGCTATATTAAAAGAACTAAATAAGGTAGAACCACTACTTAAGCAAATAGGGTTAGATAGTGAAATAAAAAAAGTAGAAAATGCAAAACAAGAAGTGAGTAGAAATATTGCACTAATTGATAGAGCATTAACCGAGTTTTTAGCAATTTAAAATAAACTAAAATGGCAGAAAGAACAGTTAGCAAAGCAAGTCCAAAAGGCGGTCGTAGGGGTTGTTTATGTGAGGATAACACTTACTCAAAAAAATGTTGTGACGGAACTTTACACGCTCAAGGAATAGGCAAAACAGCGAGTGTAACACCTCAAAATGTAACTCAAACGGAAAACAACGGAGTAAGGGTTACAATACGTCAAAACGGATAAAAAAGTAACAGAATAATAATTTAAAACGTTTAAGAAATATGAACACGAGGAAAACAGTTTACAACAAGTTATTTAAAGAGGAAACTCAATTAGCAAAACACGAAGTTGACTTGTCTTTAGTTGACGATATAAAAGCAGTTTCAAAAAAATATATGCCTTTATGGGCTAAAGCAAATTCAGATTATGCTTCAGCAATTGTAAATTTAAAAGCCGCTTTAGAGGTTGTAAACCAAGCCGAACAATTAATTATAAAAGGTCAAGTTCAAGTAAAAGAATTAGGTTTAACAGATACTTTTTTTACGTCACAAATGGACTCAATAAAAGAAGAAAAAAATAAAGTTACTTCTTTACTTAATAAATTAAATAAATAAAAACAAAAATGAACACAAATCAAATCTTAAACAAAGTTCGAGTTCTTTTAGGAATGGAAGTAAAACTTGAACGAATGAAATTAATGGACGGTGTAACAGTTTTAGAAGCTGACGCATTCGAAACGGATATGGAAGTTTTCGTAGTTACGGAAGATGACCAAAAAATACCTGTTCCAGTTGGAGAATACGAAACGGAAGACGGACGTATTTTAGTTGTAGAGGTTGAAGGTATCGTTAAAGAAGTAAAAGAGAAAATGGAAGAAGAACCAGCAATGGAAGAAGAACCAACCGTTGAGGTAGAGGTTGAAGCGGAAGCAGCAACGCCAACAGCTAAAAAGACAATTGAAAGCGTAGTTAAAGAAACTTTCTTCTCAGAAATCGAAGCATTGAAAACTGAAAACGAAACTTTGAAAGCTGAATTAAGCGCATTGAAAACAAAAGAAGTAGAATTAAGCGAAGTTAAAGAAGAGCCGAAGCCTATTTCATTCAATCCTGAAAACACGAATCCAATAGAAAGAATAAAACTTGCTTCTAAAAGAGAACGTTCAATTATGGATACAATCTTAGAAAAACTAAATAAGTAATATATAAATTTTTAAATAAATAAAAAATGCCAACAACAACATCAATTTCAACTACTTACGCTGGCGAATTCGCAGGTAAGTACATCGCGGCAGCACTTTTAAGCTGTCCAACTTTAGACAAAGGCGGTATCACTATCATGCCTAACGTTAAGTACAAACAAGTTATCAAAAAGGTAGCTACTGACGGAATTATTAAAAACGGAACTTGTGACTTTGACCCAACTTCAACAGTTACTTTGACTGAAAGAATTTTGCAGCCTGAAACTTTCCAAGTTAACCTACAACTTTGTAAAACTGACTTCCGTTCAGATTGGGACGCGGTTCAAATGGGTTATTCTGCGTTTGACGTACTTCCTAAGTCTTTTGCTGACTTCTTAATCGCACACGCTGCTGAGAAAGTTGCTCAACAAATGGAATTAGTTATTTGGGACGGTAACAACGCAAGTGCTGGTGAATTCTCTGGAATCATGAGACAATTAGACGTAGACGCTTCTTTGCCTGCAGGTCAAAAAATTGCTGGTACTACAGTTGACGCTTCTAACGTTATTGCTCAGTTAGGTTCAATCATTGATGCTTTACCTGCTGCTCTTTACGGAAAAGAAGATTTGAAACTTTACGTTTCTTCTAACATTTACAGAGCTTATGTACGTGCATTGGGTGGTTTTGCTGCTGCTGGAGTAGGTGCAAATGGTTACGATAACAAAGGAACTAATCAAGCATTGAATGACCTTTATTTTGACGGTGTTAAAGTATTTTTAGCTCCAGGTCTTGCAACTAACACAGCTTTATTGGCTCAAACTTCTAACTTGTTCTTCGCAACTGGTTTGATGAGTGACTTGAACGAAGTACGTGTAATTGACATGGCAGAAAACGATGGTTCTCAAAACGTTCGTGTTGTTATGCGATTTACTGCAGACGCTAAATATGGTTTTGCTTCTGACGTAGTAACTTACGGTATCTAATCAAACTATAAATTAATCGAGGGTGGTGAAATAAACGCCACCCTTTTTTTATAACATTAAAAAATAAAAAGATATGAGCTGCGATATAGCAAATGGAAGATTAGAAGCGTGTAAAGACTCGGTTAGTGGGTTAGACGCTATCTATATTATTAACTACGGAACTTACAACCCTGATTCTGCTGCGTTGGGTGGTGACGTAACTTACGACGGTACTTATACTGATTTGATTACACAAATTACAAGTGTGCCAACTGTTTACAAATTTGAATTGAAAGGGGCTAACTCTTTTGAGCAAACTATACAAACGTCACGTGATAACGGAACGACTTTCTTTGAGCAAGCGTTAACTATTCAATTGAAAAAACAAGACGTTGTTACACACAAGACTGTTAAATTATTAGCTTACGGACGTCCTAACATTATTGTTAGAACAAAAGGAAACCAATTTTTTATTGCAGGACTTCAAAGAGGATGTGACGTAACTGCGGGAACTGTATCATCTGGAACTGCAATGGGTGACTTTAACGGGTATTCTTTGACATTTACTGGTATGGAAAACGTACCTGCAAATTTCTTGGATTGCTCAAGCGAAGCGGATTTATTAAGCGTTGTTTTAGACGGTGCTTCCGTAGTAACTTCATAGGACACTTTCTGTTTCTCCATAGATTTAAACCCTGCCTTAATTGGTGGGGTTTTTTATTTTAAGAAACAAGAACACGAATTGAACGTTTATTAAATATGAACGTACTAACAACAACTACCGACCCTCAACCTTTGGTTATCGTTCCACGTTCCACTACGTTTGACGAATTGATATTCACGGATGATAGTACAAACGACCCTGTTACAATTACAATTGATAGCGTAGTAGATAAAGATTACTACCAAATCTTAAATGTAGAATGTAATTTAATAGAAAATAGGTTTTACAATGTGGAATTATTTAACGATGGAGATTTAATTTATCGAGGTAAAGTTTTTTGTACTGACCAACCAATAGTTAATTTTTCAGTCAACAACGGGAAGTATGTTAGTAATTCAACAACAAATCAGTTTATAGTGTATGAATAATTTTCACGTAATAAATTTAGCGAAATACGAACCGCCTCAAGTAGTAGAATCCAAACGAGAAGATTCGGTAACATACGGAGACGCAAATTCTTATTTTAATTTCCTTATAGATAGATATAAGAATAGTACTACGAATAACGCGATTATAAACAATATAAGCCGTTTAATTTACGGGCGTGGGTTATTTGCCTTAGACGCAAATAGAAAGCCGAATGAGTACGCTCAAATGATGACTTTATTTAATCAGGATTGCTTAAGAAAGTTAAGTTTTGAGTTAAAGGCGTTAGGTCAATGTGCAATACAAGTTCACTACGATAAAGCACATACAAAGATTTTAAAAACTTACCACATTCCAGTTCAATTATTAGCACCTGAAAAGTGCAATAAAGACGGAGAAATAGAAGCTTATTACTATTCGGACAATTGGGAAGACACAAAGAAGTATGCACCTAAAAGAATAAGTGCTTTTGGATTCTCAAACGATGAAATTGAAATACTTTATATTAAGCCTTACAGCTTAGGAATGAAATATTTTAGCTACGTTGACTATCAAGGTGCTTTAAGCTATGCTTTATTGGAGGAAGAGGTATCGAATTATTTAATAAATGAGGTGCAAAATTCTTTCTCTGGGACCAAAATCGTGAATTTTTCTAATGGGGTCCCGACTCCTGAAATGCAAGACGAAATAAGTCAACAAGTTTTAGGAAAGTTAACGGGATCAAAAGGACGAAAAGTAATAGTAAGCTTTAACGATAATAAAGAAAACGCAACTACGGTTGAAGACATACCATTGAATGACGCGCCTGAGCATTATACTTATTTGAGTGAGGAGTGTTTACGTAAAATTATGTTAGGTCATAACGTAACAAGCCCTCTTTTATTTGGTATTGCTTCAGGTAACGGATTTAGTTCGAATGCAGATGAATTAAAGAACTCAGCTATATTATTCGATAACATGGTTATTAAGCCGTTTCAAGACCTTTTAATAGCTAACTTAGATAGAATATTAGCTTTTAACGGAATATCGCTTAAACTGGCTTTTAGAACGTTACAACCTTTAGAATTTACGGACATAGAAAACGCACAAAACGAGGAGCAAGTGGCAGAAGAAACGGGAACTATGTTAAGCAAAGATTCTGTAATTGCACAAGCGTTAATTGACTTAGGCGAAGACGAACCCGAAAACTCGATTTTAATAGACGAATTTAGCGTAGACTATGAAACGGACGACAGCGAGAACGAAACGCTTTCTAAAGAGCCTAAACAAAGCTTATTAAGCAAATTAGTTAATTTAGTTTCAACGGGTGACGCTCGACCAAATATTACAAGTAAGCAAGACGATGTTATAGAGGGAATAAAGTTCTTAACTCGATATGTTTACGCAGGTGAAACAAATGAAAAAAGCCGTGAATTTTGTAAAAGAATGATTCAGGCTAAAAAGATATACCGAAAAGAAGATATTATTAAAATGTCTAATCAGGTAGTTAACGAGGGTTGGGGTCCAGAAGGCAAAGATTTATATTCAATTTGGTTTTACAAAGGTGGCGGTAATTGTCATCACAGATGGAACAAACGAGTATATGCAACATTTAGCGGTAAAGCAATAGACGTAAATAGCAAAGAGTTAAAACAAGTTGCAGTTCGTAAAGCTGAAAAACTTGGATACGTAGTTAAAAACGATTCTAAAGTTAGTACACTTCCAAAGGATATGCCTTACAATGGTTTTTTACCAACTAACAAAATATACGGAGAATAATGGCTGAAATACTTTTTATAACCCGAGATGACATAGTGCGTTACACGGCTTTAAATGGCAATGTAGACACGGATAAATTTATTCAGTTCATTAAGATAGCTCAAGACGTTCAAATAGAAAACTACTTAGGAACTAAATTAGTTGACAAATTAAAACAACTAATCGAAGATAACGAGGTAAATGACGCAGGAAACGAAGATTATAAATTTTTGTTAGAAGGTCATGTTAAGTGGATGTTGATTTATTGGGCTATGTACGAATATATGCCTAACGCTGCTTATACAATAGCTAATAAAGGAATTTACAAACATTCAAGTGAAAACGCGGAAAACGTAGAAAAAAACGAAGTAGACTATATTAGAGATTATTACAAAACTTTAGCGGATAGATACACTTCAAGATACTTAGACTATATTACAAACAATTCCGCTTTGTTTCCTGAGTACGATGCAAACGAACCTGGAGACGTTTACCCGAATGATAATATTAATTACGGTGGCTGGATTTTATGAAGACATACAAACCAAAAAAGGAAAATATTAAGAAATTAATCGTTTATTTAAAAAAGCTCGATGGCAAAGATAAAGATAAGTCAACTAACAGCAAAGGGTGCTAATTTAGCAAACACAGATTTATTACCAATTGCAGAAGTTTCAGGTCTTGACTATGTTACAAAGCGAGTAACAGGTGCGCAAGTTATTTCAAGTGCTGCCTCTTTAACAGTAGGAACAACGGCAATTGCAAGTGGTACTATTGGTCGTGTATTTTTTCAAGGTAGTGGCAATGTATTGCAACAGTCTACTAATTTATTTTGGGATAATTCAAATAATAGATTAGGAATCGGAACATCTTCACCTGGTCAAACATTAGATGTAAGTGGAAATTCAAGATTTCAATTTGGTACAATAGAAAGTGGAATTAATATAACTGGAAACAGTGGTTCGACAACTGCTGCGATACTTATTGGAACTGGAACTTTAGGGACATCAGGTGCATTAGAAATTTGGAGAAACGGAGCATTTGCTTTACAATTTGTTTCTAATATTGCTAATTTAGGAACTACTTACACAAGATTAAAACAAGGGGCTGGTTTAACAATTACAGGGTCAGGAGGAAGTTCAACAGCAGCAAATAGTCTTACATTAGGCTCAAATGCAGCAGATGCTGGAGTATTTACAGCAACATCAGGAACACAAAATACTGTAAATATAGGAACGTCATCTAATGATGTTTGGTCTCCAAGTTCTGGCACAGCAACTTATAATTTATTAAGAATTAATCCAAGAACAAATACATCAGGTTCTTATAGTGGAATTGTTCGAGGTATATTAATTGATCCTACTTTAACATCGGATACTGGAGTTACATATAGACCAATAGAAACTACAACTGGCAATGTTATATTTAATTCAACGAGTGGGAATATAGCAATAGGAGGTAGTTCTTTTGGCACCAGTTCATCTAAGGTATTAGCTCAATACAATGGAACAGCTCCAG